GGTTCCGAACCTCCCTTATCAATACTTATGGTTCCGAACCTCCCTTATCAATACTTATGGTTCCGAACCTCCCTTATCAATACTTATGGTTCCGAACCTCCCTTATCAATACTTATGGTTCCGAACCTCCCTTATCAATACTTATGGTTCCGAACCTTATCAGAACCTATGATTCCAACCTCCCTTATCAATAATTATGGTTCCGAACCTCATATTGGCATCTACCATTCAAAGTTTTCATTCACCAAACGTTTCAATATAATATTCAAACAGTTAGCATCATATTTTTCTTTCAATGTCATATAATATTCATAATTACTTACATATCTATAAAAGTTATAATATCTTTCATCTAAATGAAATTTTTGATACCCGTTTGGATATTTGAAATAGGAACCTCCAACATATATTAGGTCTCCTTCAACAACAGCACCTCTGCGATGCACTACATAATATTGTTGGCCTTCATTCAAATCATTTACTAATTCAAGCATTTTACATAAAAAATAATTATTAAAATATTATCAATTTTATCAGAACCTATGTTTCGAACCTTATCATAACGATTTTTCACCATTGAAATGATTCATCTACCAATCGTTTTAATACAATATTCAAACTTGTTTGATCATATTTTTCTTTTACTTTCGTATAATATTCGTGCTTAGTGACATATCTATAAAAGTTATAATATCTTTGATGCACTTGAAATGAACATGTACTATCAAAATATCTAAAAAATGAACCTCCAAGATATATCATATCTCCTTCTACAAATCCTCCCGTTTGCACTACATGGTATGTTTCTCCTTCTACCAAATCAATGACTAGTTCAAACATTTTTAAAGAAACATATGATTTGAGTCAAATTCAATTTTTAGAAACAAGGGTTCCTACCATTCAAAGTTTTCATTGACTAATTGTTTCAATACAATATTCAAACATTTTGAATCATATTTTTCCTTTAGTTTTATGTAATATTCATCTTTACTTACATGTCTATAAAAGTTAAAATATCTTACATGTAGTTTAAGTGTATGTATGCTATCCCAATATCTAAAAAATGAACCTCCAAGATATATCATATTGTCTCCTTCTATAATACCTTTTTTTTGCACTACATAATATGTTTGTCCTTCTACTAAATCATTTACTAGTTCAAACATTTTGAAGAAAAATATATATGATTTTTTTTGATCAATTTTCATCAGAACTTACGATTCCGAACCCTGAGTTCCTACCATTGAAATGATTCATCGACCAATCTTTTCAATACAATATTCAAACATTTTGAATCATATTTTTCTTTTACTTTTGTCCAATATTCTTCTTGACTAACATATCGATACACAGAAATATCTTTTACTTTTAGATAACTATAACCAGACATATATGGATATGTATATTTAATAAATAGTTGACTGCTTATATGGTATTTCTCAAATAATACTTCTCCTATAATAATATGACGTTGTTTAATAAAATACATCCCTCCTTCTTTCATATCCATTACGTTAATGCGTTCAAACATTTTTGAATAAAAATAATCATTAATAATAACTTCAATTTTGCAGAACCAAGGTTCCGCACCTTATTAGAACCCAGATTTTGTACCTCCTTATTAGTTCCACGATGGATTATATATTTCCAATAAATTTGATATCATGTCCATATTGAATATAAATAAAGATCATTTCATCGATTGAAAATTTTCGTTTTAATAAATTCCCAATATATTCACTTACACTTATGATGAATTGATGTATCACGTTATTTTTATCCAATGTATTGATATATATTTTTGCTAGACGTAAATTAGGTAATTTTATCAATACTTTTTCTTTGATATGATTAATCACATAATACCAATAATGCATCTCTGTTTTGAATTTCATCCTGTATTGTTTCAAATCCTCTATATGATCAATTTGAAGTTTTGCTGAATTTCGATAATATACTTTTGCTTCCACAAAATCATAACATAGTGGATGAGTATAAACATGGCAATCAGATTGTGCCATAAGAATTTGCTTCATTCAATTACTTAAATAGGAATTCAATTTTTAGCAGAACCCAGGTTCCGCACCTCCTTATCAGAAAGGATGTAAATAATTATAAAGGAGGTTCGGAACCTTGGTTCTGACACGGAACCTGGGTTCTGCTAAAAATTGAACCAAACTTAATTCACTTTTTCTTATTAAAATGATTGGAATATCCAAAAACATTGATGGAACAGAACTTAAAGTTTTCAACAATGGTACAATCAAGCGAAAAATGACATATGATTGGAAAGAAATCAAGAATAGTGCAAATCAAAGTAAAGGATATAATGTAATACTTATCAATAAAAAGCAATATATGCGTTCTAAAATAATTATTAATGCATTTCTAAAAATACCTCTTGATGACAAATCGATCTATATTTGTCATAAAGATAATGATAAATTAAATTGTTCTTTTAAAAACTTGGAAATAAAAAAGAAGATGATGTGAATTAATTCAATGCTTCTTGAAAACTTTTAGCATCACGTTCTCCTTGTACAATTGCGGCTTTCCTTCCACAAATTTAATAATGGTTGGGTAACCGTCAATACTGTATTTTTTCATAATTTCCTGATCCTTTTCGGTTCCTTCCCCGCAATTGACCTTGATCATTTTTACTTCATCTGTATTAACCTTTTTAGCAGTCTCTTCCCATACTGGTTTTATTTTTTTGCAATGACCACACCAATCTGCATAAAATAATACTAATTTTGTACCTGTTTTTACATTACCATCTACATCTTGTGCAGTTATTTCATCACCTTCAACAAATCCTTCTTTTAAAAACTTGTCATATACGTAATACAATGCAAATAATATAATAATTAAAATAAATACACCAGGAAGAGTCTTTTTCCCAAATAATCCTTTTACTTGTTTTATTTTTTTTGATATTATTTTTTCCATTATATAATTATAATTTATTTTAAATATGGTGCAAAAAATGAAAAAATAATCGCTTCAATTACTTGACGGGCAGTTCTTGGGATTTTGTCATCAGAAGCTTTGATCTTGTTTGTAGGACCTTGTAAAAATCCTAATAATTTGATATTTTTTCCAAATATTCTAAATCCGGCTTTATCAATTGCAGTTTGCATACCTTTTGCAATACCACCTACAACTGCATGAGATATATTCAATGATTTTTGTATTACCATGATTATAATTAGACAAATGTTGAATATAATAAACAGCATAAGTAAACTAAAAAGGTTCAAAAATATCCATATAACCCAATAAAAAAATAAACCAATGGATTCTCTAATATATGGTCCTGTAAGATAAAACAAATAATACATTAACATGGATAATAGATATTTGTGTATTTTGTTCATTAGTTTGGTATGTCTTTCGGACTTTTTTATTGCTTCATTTATAGAATCTTCAGCTTCTTGTGATGAGATCTTTCTTAAAGTTAGTAAATGTTGATTTAAATCACCCGATGTTATGGCATTTTCAATTTTTTCTTTATATTCAGCAGATAAAGGGTTTACTGTTTCAGATAATACTTGTGTACGAGGTCTTTGATCTACTTTAGCTTGGTGAGCATCTCTTTGTTGTTGCCGAGACTGTAATCCTGGAGGAGTACTTTGCTGGAAACCCAGCACTGCCCCAGCCAGTCCCCCAAATGCCCCCCCTTTCATTAAAGGTTCTTCCTCTTTCTCTTTTGTTTCCTCTTTTAAAGTATTTGAAATTTTTGTTGAAGGACCATTCAAAGGTCTCCCATCAACAGTAATAATCATTACATTAATGCAATATAATCCTTAGCGGGACTCGAACCCGCAGCCTTCCGATTAGAAGTCGGACGCTCTATCCATTGAGCCATAAGGACTTGTCCAAACATAAGGACGTTAGCCCAAAGGGCAGTAGTGTCAGTGTCTGATGTGGGATTTGAACCCACGAGTGCGAACACAAGAGCTCTTGAGGCTCCCCCATTGGACCAGGCTTTGGTAATCAGACAATGTCAAAGACATTAAAAAAATGTGTCACAAAGGACGTCTTATCTGGTGCGGGATTTGAACCCGCGAGTGCGAACACAAGAGCTCTTAAGGCTCCCCCATTGGACCAGGCTTTGGTAACCAGATATTATAATTCATATAATCCCTAACTGATTATATCCTTCTTATAAAGCGTAATTCACATAAACTGAATTATATGATATTACATGCACGCTAGCACATATATACATGAGATTATTCTTTATATTGTTTAGTTAAATATAAATATCTAGATGGAGTAATTTTAGTTTTAAAATATTCTTGCATAAAAGGGGCTATTGAGGGAATATTTTTTGTATTTTTTACTTGTTCATCAAATGATAAAATGTTGTGTGATTTAACAATTATTTTATTTTTCATTATATATATATGAATATTTATAGTGATGAAAAATTACTAAATCCAAATAGAATTAAATATAGGCCAATTCAAGATACTGAAATAAAGTCTTTATTTGATAAAATAGTATTAAATAAAACTTATCCTCTTCCTGAAAAATTAATACAAGATTTTATTAATGATGGAAGCATCGAACCTACCTTGAAAATATGTACGAATTTTACAAACCGCGATTTCAACGACATTGTAATACATATAAAAAAAAGAGTAAATATTAAAAAGCTTCCTCCGAAAAGAGTAACTAAAAAGAATAAAGATAAAAAGGATAAAAAAGATAAAAATGTTAAAAATATTAAAAAAGAAAATGAGAAACACAAAATGAAAGATAAAATCAAAGACAAAATCAAAGAAAGAACACAAAAGAATATCAAAAAACAAGTTAAATAAAAAATATAATATATAGACATGTGCTTCAATCGGTTCAATGAAATGATAAAGTATCATGATGTATCCTTGTCAGAATATTCGATCGAAACATTTAAAACAAATGTTTCTAATTTATTAGAATACAAACCAATCCGATATATGGCAGCAGTGTTCCTGTACAGTTTTTCAATTGCAATTTCATTTTTATTTGCAGGAATTTTTGTAGCACCATTAACATTTAAAGAAATTCAGGATGATATCAATGAAGATAAATTAGCAGAAAAACGAGCAGAAGAACAAAATTTTGAATATAAATATTTAGACGAATATGAAAAATTAGAAGAAAAAGATGTAAATTCTGATCTAAAGACAACGACTCTTGAGATTCCTTTTCTTAAAACAACAATTATTATGTTTTATGAAGATGAAACATTCAAATATTATTCTAATACCGATGTGATTTATAAATATTTGAATGTTGCTTGTCGAAAATTTGTTGTTGAAAATAATGCTAAAAAACTATACAACGATGGAACAAGCGAAGAGGTCAAAACAGATGCAGTGAAATCAGAATCTGATTTGTTTATTATTAAACCAGAGACAAGTGTTCTTGAAAAAAAATGTAATCGGTTTATTCGTGTAGGATCAATTCATGATTATAATGAAAAAAATAATATTAAACTCGTAAAGGAAATCGATATATTAGAATTTTTGAAGAATTGCAAATAATTATGTTGATTTTTTAGATTTGAAACCTATGCTTTTTTCTATATCAAATGATGTTTTCAAACGAGCAACTGCAATATCATAAGCAATCTTTTCTAATGGATTTAAATTATCAATATAAGCTTTAACAGATTCTTTCACATCTTCATCTTCTTTCACAGTTTCCTTTTCCATTTTATAAATAAAATACTTATTTATTTATAAATCAATTTTTAATAGATTTTATTATTTTTAATTATCATATGGATATTATTAATTTTTTTTATTTTATTAAAAATGTTAATGTATTAGAACAATATGATTTACCACATACATTTTTTACAGAACCAATTAGAGAATATGATGAAGAAGGATGCTTGCATGAAATAATAAAAATTATTGTAAATTATAAAATTAAATTTCCTAAAAAGGATACATCTGATTTAATTGAATTTATTAAAGAAAAAAATTCATTTCATTATCCAAAATTCAAAATTGAAGATAAAGAAATGATGGCACCATTTATAGATCCATATCAAGAATCTGATCCATTTATTCGATTATTGTGTTTTATGAAATCTTATGCAAGTCATACATTTAAATATAAAGGAAGTTTTAAAGAACATTTTAAAAATGTATTTAATGTATTTTATTCAATGAATCAATAAGATCTATATGATCAACTATGATTTATGAATTAATAAAGTCCTCCTCTTGAATTTGGTTTGTATATATCAGATTCATTACAATTTCTGCTAACAATTCAGACTGAAACACACCATTTCCAGGGGGACCATATAGTCGAAAGTATTCTTTATACCATGGTTTTAATTCGATCGTCGTATTGAATGGCTGAGACGCTTGAAATGCGATAATATTTATTTTATTTGAATTGATATAATCATTTAATTTTACTGGATCTTCTAAAACATCTTTATAATTTACTTTTAATGTTACAATATCTTCTTGTAAAGCTATATTTTCCTGAGCAACCTTTACCGTTTGTCGTAAACCATCAATTACATTATATGTACTTTCTCTCATTAAATTGAATTTATCTGGATCATATTCAAACCCTGTTAAATTTTCAATATCAATTGTGTTAAATGAAAGTGGATCTGCACTCAATATCAAACTATTATAATTTTTATTAGTAAATTTAGTTATTAATTTGTCAAAATCACCTTTTGTGAAATATCGGATATAAGTGTTCATTTGTACTATGACCGAATCATATAAAAGTTGATATCTGTATAAATCTAATGTGTAAGTGTTGTATACTCCTGCTACATTTGATCCATGAATTGTTCTTATAAATGCATCAGCATTCGCGGATACAATAGTCGTCATATACAGTGTCTAAGGATTTTTTTATGGAGTTTTTGATATCATTTTCAAAATTAATACAAACAAATCCATTACTTCTTCAGGAGTTAATTTTGTGATTATGTCATCTAACAACACTTTATATTGTGATGATACTGGTGAATCAGCAGCACCAGCAGCAGGACCAGCAGCAGGACCAGCAGCAGGACCAGCAGCAGCACCAGCAGCAGCAGGGGTAGTGGTTTCTAATAATACTGCAGCAGCTTCTAATGCTTTTCCTGCATCTTCTAATGCAGTTGCAGCAATATTTAAATTATCGTTTGTTACTCCTTCTGCTGCTGGTCCTGCTGCTGGTCCTGCTGCTGGTCCTGCTGCTGGTCCTGCTGCTGGTCCTGCTG